ATGAACGATCCTATGTTTGTCGAAACGCTGATTATCTCCTCATCGTTTTTTATTATCGCGATTATTTTGATAGCTTCCGTGCTGCTGCTGGAAAACGGCTGACCGTTAGCCAGCCGCAGTATTTATTGTTTATGGAACGTCACCAGTTCAGGACGGGCGATACGCAGATAGTCCTGGGTGTCCATAATCACCGACTTTTCCAGCAGGCCGGCGTTAAAGGCGATCTCATCGAAGCGCTCAAACAGCAGCGGATCGGCGACCAGCGTCAGATCCGGATGAAAGCTGAAGGGGGGAATGGCGCCGAAAACGCAGCCGGTAAGCGCATCCACTTCAGCCGGACTGGCGAGAGAGGCCTTTAGCCCACCGAAATGACTGGCCAGAAGGCTCAGATCGGCCTGCCGATCGGCGGCGAGGATTGCCAGAATATGTTTCTTAACACCGTTGCCTTTTACCTTGCAGACCAGTGCTTTTGCACCCTGCCGGAGATCGGTCCCGCGAATTTCACTGACCGCTTCGCATTTCCCAACGGCCTCATGCGCCACCACGCGAAAGCGCGCCTCCTGCTCGGTTAATAAGCTGATTAGCCGCTGATGGGTCGTCGTCCCGATCACGTCATCAGACATAACGATTTCACCTGTGATTTGCCAATACGTAGCTTGCTACATTAGCACGGGACGAAGAGGGCGGAAAGAAAACAGCCAGCGGGTGCGCTGGCTGTTGGGTCATGCGTTGCTGGTGGACGACTGTTTCTGGAGCAATTCGCTAAAATCTAAGTGACTGAATTTAATTCGTAAAACTCTTTCCCCAAAACATCCCCAAAATAATTCCCCAAAACTCCCTGTTTAAATCACAACTTTTTTCCATTCTAGACCACGATCATCTCCATACATTACGCTCATTGCTTCGGTTTTATGCCCTAAAAGAGTTTTGACATCTATACCCTGAGCTTTGTATGTTCTTGATGAAAGCGAGCGCTGTTCATGAAACGGCGGAAGGGCAGTGCAATCCTTAGGCCAGGTAATATTCGCTTTATCTCTTGCCTCCTTAAAATATCTTGATATTGTTTTTTCGGGAACGTGAGATCCCGCTTTACCGTAAGCGTGATGCTTAACATGGTGGATCAGATAAGGGCTCACTACTCTATCGCGACACTTACTAATAACATCAGCCAGAGTTAACCCGATTGCATCGCACTTTAAATTTAAGGGGATAGCTAACTTCATTCCGGTTTTATTTTGGGTAACATGAAGGTGATTATCCCAAATGTCACTAAACTTCATCTCGACTATGTCACCTATCCTTTGCCCGGTTACTAAAGCCAAAAGCATAGAATTTTGAGCGCAAGGCGGCAAAGAGCCTGCGCTTTCAAAAATCAATTTCCATTGTTCAATGCTAAGTCTGCTTCGTTTCACTTTGGCTATTGGATTTTTTACAGCTAAGGCTGGGTTGTAGCCAGGATCAACCTCGCCAGCATGCTGCGCCTCTTTGAACACGTCGTTTAGTACGCTTCTTATCAGTTGGCCCATTCTGTGCTTTCCCTCTGCCTTATATTCATCAATAATTTTTGCAATGAGTCTTGTATCAACATCCTTCAGGCGAAGGTTTGGCACTCTATCTGCGAGAATCTGAGAACATAATCGTCTGGATTTTACAGTAGGGTTTTTTATCTCACCGTCACGCAACCTTTCCATCTGAATTTCGATGTATTTTTTAATCCACTCAGAAACACGTATACCTTGATCCTTTTTCCCTGAGCTCTTCATTGCCATATCAATCAGAGCATAAGATTGCTGAGTTTCTTGTTCTGCTGTTATACGGTTCATCTCGATTGCAGCAGCTTTTGCCGCTTCATCATCTGTTCCGAATCCAATAAATGAACCTGTTACAGGGTGGCGATATTGCCAATAAATTTTTGAAGTACGCTTATCTAACTTACAGTAAAGGTTGGGTATTTTGACATTATGTTTTCTGGGGCGAGCTGCCATTTATTGCTTTCTCCACTAACTGGCGGGCCTTGTCTGATAATGAAGTTGAAATATCAACACTGCCAACCATGCCAACAAAACGAGCATCTTCATCTATAACCCAGCGTCGACCTTGCTTTAAGGCTGGCGGATAAGTCTGTTTGGTCTTTGCTATTTTGTTTAATGCTGAGTTGCTTAATGGATATTTGAATCCATTAGGACCAGATGCCCACTCATGAAGTGTTACTAACTGCCCCATGCGTTTCTCTCCACTTTACCGGCTGCACCCGGCTATCTTTTATAGAAAATGCATGATGAGCACCCACCACGGAGGCCATCATTGCAGGTACGACATCTTTTCGTTTCGTTGTTATAAAGCTGGTTGGCCATCTCCTTTGAAATAATTACTGGCATCGGAACGCGGATAACCAGCCTGCGGAGTTCGGCTATTTCGTCTGCCTGCTCCATGACTCTGGCGTACAGGTCCGATGCTTCACCTTTCCACCAGGCAACATCGGATTTAAGGCGGCGCAGGCGCCGCTGTTTAAGTTTGCTCACCATATGCCATACCCGGTCATGGATATGATCTGGCAGATAGCGAACATCACTACCGTGATAACTACCACTTTGACAGGAGGCATCACTTCACCTCCTGCTGCGGTGCTGCTGGCAGTGGCATCCAGTGGAATACATTGCACGGTATGGCGTTATCAATTGGCTCATCACTTGTGCTCCAGGAAATATCTTGCAGCCATACCTGTCCGTTGTAGGTTGCATGTATCGGTTCGTCATTTACCGGGAAGCACAGAACTTTAATGCCAATTTCCGGCATCCGCTCACTGCAAGCCACCCAACCATCCGGAGTCACCGGAGAGTTGAGAGCATCGCGCTCTGCCAGAATCATCTCACCGTCAATTGCTATGCCAGAGTTGCGAATCACTTCCACCGCATCGCGCAACTTGTAAACCGTCGTTACAGGTTCGGCACCCTGAAGCATGGCGGAGCGGCAAGCATCATCAATTCGGCACTGAATGCGAGAGAGTAACTGAACTTCTCCACCAAGAAATTCATGACGACGGTTCACGTCACACATGATTTCCCTGGCCGTTTCAAGTGCAATCGTGTCGAAATGCTGAGTGATGGCGTTGTCATCAAGCACAGCTACCGGCGATGGCGGGGCGGTGTAAACAGGCATAACGTCGCTTTGCCCTTTATTGCTCTCGTCAGTCAAAGACCAGAACAGCCTGCCTGCCGGATGCTTGAAGATGTACGCCACAGGCTCCGCTTCGAGCGATGCCAGAGCCAGCTTCATCGCCGCAAGCGCCATGTCTGCATCTTCGTTTACTGCGCCGGGTGTCGCATCGCGCTCTTCTTCAAGCTCCGCGATTGTCTTCAGTAGCCATTCTTTTGTAAGTGTGCTCATGGGTTAGTCTCCCCAATAACTTAAATCTTCAGAAACGTAATCGTCGGCAGTATGTTGGTCCGTCACTTCCTGCCGAACCAATTGCCCCTGCTCAAACCATGTAACCAGAGCATTTTCACGAGCCATTTGCTTTGCGGTTCGCTTCGGAATGCCCCAAGCAATAAACGTTTTTTTATACGAGCGAACTAAATAGCGTAATGGTGACTTAGCCATGCTCACTCTCCTTTAGCGGCTGCGGCCAGATCCGACTTAGACGCATCAATATCCCACTGCGCATCACCACAGCACAGAATCCCGTTTGATGCTTCGTGGCCAAACGCCTCTGTATGCTCGATAAAACCGTGCGCGCACTGGAGATGGTGTGATAACTCAGCAATCCGCCTCTCTGCGGCTGTAAGTTTCTCTTCGGTCTCCTTGAACCTCTCAAGGCGAATAACCATCCCATGAATAACAACTGGCACCTGGTCATCAACGAGGTCGCAAGGTACTTTCAGAGCGCGTTTCCACTCGCGCATCATGGCGTTGCGCTGTTCTGCAACAGCAACAATGGCTTCGAGTCGATTGATTCTGTTATCTTTGGCTTCCAGCTCATCCAGCAGCGCCAGCACATCGCTACCATCATCCAACGGCCAAGCTTTCAGAACCTCTCCACCCTGGTATTCCAGTAATTCGTCCCCATCCTCGTCACGCCAGATTCCTTCAGCGTCCAGAATGGCAAACGTTTCGTAAGTGTCACCTTCGCCATCCCAGTTATTTCGAAAAAGGATTGCGTATTTGCCTGGCTTCAGTTTGTCGATGTTGCTCATTGGGCGGACTCCTCAAACAGAACCTCACCATCCACACCGCCAACCTGATAAAGCACTGAACCATCTTCACGGTAATCCACTGGCGCGGCGCTCCATCCCTCTCCGTCCAGTTCGTCATCATCACCGACCAGAACGAAACCGCCGGCAACTACACGGGCTGGGTACCTTTCCCCCTCAGTCCACCAGCCCTCGGTGTCTTTGGTGCATTTGAGAAATAACAGATTGCTCATGACTGCACTCCTTTACGAAGCTGGGCGGCGATGTCTTCGAGTACGCCATCAGCGAACGAGCGATCGAAATCGCCTTCGGGAGCATCAGCCATAAACTCTGTGGAGATAAGGATCATCCTCGCAATGTCAGCTGCGTTCTTCGCCGTGTCATCGATAAACCCAGCCTCCCATGCAGCCAACATTCGGTTGGCAACAAAGTGAGCGCCTTCCTTGTGGGCTTGCGCCCGCACTTCAGCCATGAAAGCGTCGGTAGCCTTGAATGGGTTTTCTGCTTCAACATCGCGTGAAACGTAGGAATTGATTTCAGATACATAATCCATTGGAATTCCAGCGTACAGGTACTCATCCTGGTTAACGTACTCGTCATGGTTCTCGCTGATGTCAGTCAGCAGGCGCAGCATCTGAGCATTCTCCGCAGCCAGCGCAGCAGCTTCATTACGATTCTTACGCAGTTCCAGAACAGCTACCTGCACTGCATAAGCGAACATAGCAGCAGGGCGGTCACTCACTTTTTCACTGTCTAGTTGCATGTTGACAGCAATAGTCATCAGTTCATCCAGCTGTTCGCCGGTCATTGGTTTATTGGCTGTCATGATTTTGCTCCTGCTGCAATTTGTGTTGCTTAACGAAGTGGGCCACAGCCTTTGACTGGCTGGTCACGATCCCATTAAGGATGACGTTCTTACCGCGATAGATTTGCGCTTTCCCGATCTCATTACCTTCAAGTCTGACGTAAAGAGTTTTCCCTCTGATCTCAGTTTCAGGGACTGGTTGTGACAGGCGGTAAGTTTCACGCGCTTCGGCAATCGCTTTATGTTCGTCCATAATCGACAGCGCCTCGGCCAGTGCAGTCCCTTCAAGAGTGAAGACGCCTTCATCACTGATCGTGGCCTGAGCCATCAGCTCAACGAAACGGCGTGCGTTCTTTACACTCAGTTCCGGCGCGATAGAGCTACGGGTTACTTTCGATTTACCCTGGGCAGCCGCTACAGCTTTATCATGTTGGAGTACTTTCCCGGCCTGTTCGCCATACTCCATAACGCGATCAACCGCGACATCGACTGACACAGCACCGGATTTAACCTCCTGCTGAACGTCATGGTTCGCCGTACTGAGGAGCAGCAGCTTCTCGACGGTGGCCACAGACTTATTCACCAGCTTTGCTATCTCGCTGGTGGTCTGGTTAAAGGCGTTATGTAGCTCCTGAATAACAGCTGCCTGTTCCATATCGGATAGCGGGAGCTGGTTGTTACTGGTCATGATGCGCGCCAGGCGCTGAACATCGTTACCGTTGAACGGCATGATGTGGATACGGTCTACTGGCTTACCTGCTTCTGCACAGCGCGCATAGCAGCGACGCCGACGGTGGCCTTCAACAACCCACACTCCACCTTCATCGCGGGCGATAACTTCCAGTGGAGGAACAGAACCACCGTTCATCAGGTAGTTGAAGAGGTCATCATCTGCCTGGCGGGTACGCTCATCATCTTCGCGTTTGTTGAAACCTTCCCGCACATGGATTTGGTCAAGGCTGATGAACATCCCGGTATCGGTGCGCTTGATGGTCCCGTCACGGGTCATTTGCTTGAATGAGTTAGCCATCAGAAAGCCACCTCGTTATTTTGGGAAATGACGATGGGTGATAGCTCACGCAATTCTCGCTGGGCTTCCAGTAAATGCATATTGGTTCTGGTCTTCGTGTGGCGTTCAACAATGCGGTCACACTCTTTGGCCCAGCTTGCGACATCTTCACGCAAGGTGGCGTTCTGAACAGCCAGTTCTTTACGCTGCGCCATCGCTTCACAAAGCGCGACGCTGGTATAGTCCAGGAGGTTAGCCAGTTCTGTCATAATGCCGCGATAAGCTGGCGGAAGGAGAGGGGCGGCCTTACGCGCTGCGTCGATCAGCTGCTCCCGGGTCATACGTGGTTGTAACTCGGTGACGTTCTGTGTGTTCGTCATGGATAGTTTCTCCGTGTTATACGCGCTCTGCACAGCGCTGAATTTTGGTTGCACGAATCCCTCGCCGATTGGCGACAAAAAATAAAGGGGTTTCGTTTTAATAAGCACCCAACCAGGGCACTTAGTGAAACGGGCGGCTGCCACCGCCAGTTAGCTTCTCCACAATTGGAAGCGCGTTCTCCTGAGTTGATTTAACGACTACGGCCTCTCAAGTTGAACGCTGAACGCGCTTTCAGTTGTGTAAAAGGGGCGGTCGACAATAAGGACATTCAAAACTGCCGACCGCCAAGACTACACACAGCATCTGGTACAGCTACCACGGGTTACCACATCAAAAAGAGCACTACCGCGTTCTGCCGTTCCATCCTGGCTTTTGGTACATCAACGGCTGCGAGATGTTTTTTGCATGCCAGCGCTCTTTTGGTTATGGCCTCGTCTCTTCCGAGGTGTCACACCTGATCGCCACGCTGGTGAAACGTCTCTGGCCGTCGTGCTTGCCTGGCTTGCACATTCCGGCTACCCGCTGGATCTGGATACTTGAACGAATCCCCGGACCGCTGCGGCACATGTGCTATATACCGTACTGCTAACCTACCGATGGTCTTAAACATCATCACCCCGGCGCATATTGAGTATCACCAATAGTAATTAAATGGTCAACACCTGTAGTGATAAAAAAATCATCAGTAGTGTTAACTTTATGATTGTTAAGGTGAAAAAAGATGCAAAAAAAAGGAGCCGGATGGCTCCTTATTCGAAGATATTTTCAGGCCATTGGGCCTTAACAACTTTGCCTATTATCCTGCAATTCTCATTACATTCAATGGCCTGATAGCGAGGGCTGGGGTTTAGAGGTTCAAGCCATGGCTTCCCATCTTCTCGAACATATTTTTTAAAAGTTACCTCTGAATCGTTGAAGATACCTGCAACACAGAAATCACCAGGCTCAACATCCTGTTCTGGATCTATGAGTATAAGCATTCCCTCAGGAAAACTCGGTTTTACTCCTGGCGGGGCAGTCATCGAATGACCTGATACCTCAAGCCAAAAGGCAGAATCACTGGCTTTAACAGTCGTTGAAACCCATTCCTTCGCGTCTCGTTCTGTGTATGTATTAACCGGGCAAAATGAGCCAGCCTGTACTTCGGTTAATAGCGGGTACTCATACACAGAGGAATGATTCCTTCCGTTCGCAATCGCCTCAAACATAGCTGATATCTCAGCTGCAAGGGATGGGCTGAAATCATCGACTTTTACTCCGAGAATTTTAGCGAACTGTGCAGCATGGGTAGCGTTGATAGCATTTGTGCCATTCAGTAGCTGAGCGACACCACTTTGTCCCATACCCATTTGTTCAGCCAAAAGCTCCTGTGAGAGCCCCAGCGCTTTTTTCTTGGACTCAAAGATAGCTTTCAGCCTGTTGGCATCGGCAATTTGTTCGGCGGTCAATGGTTTCTTTTTCATTCTCATAATTTATCACCGCACGGCATAATCACCAATCACCGCTAGTGTTGACATGTTTATCACTAACAGTGATACTCCTTATGTGCAAACCACGAGGAAAACCAATGAAGATTATTCCGCTATCTGAATATGTTTTGGAAAACGGTCAGGCCAAAACAGCTGAAGCTCTTGGGGTATACCAAAGTGCCATCAGTAAAGCCCTCAAGCGTAATCGCAGGGTAAACATCCTGGTTAATGAAGACGGGAAAATTGAAGCCGAGGAAGTACGACCATTCCCTAACAAAAACAAACCTGCTGATCCTGACGTTGCAGTAACACCGTAACCCAGCAATCAGCATTTCGTAACTACCAAAGGAAAAACAACATGGTAGAGCCAAGTCTGAAAGAAGTAGTTAAAGCGATGTGCAAAGCGTACCCAGGAGGCCGTGAAGCTATGGCCGGTGCTCTTGGCATGTCAGTAACGCAGTTCAACAACAACCTGTATGAGAAGAATGGTTGCCGGTTCTTTGAAGTGAACGAGCTGGAGGCCATGGAAGACATCTCGAATACATCCCTCCTGGCGGATTACTTTGCCCGTCGTCGCGGCGCGCTGCTGGTGGACGTTCCTCAACTTGAAGACCTTGACCGTGTCGACCTGTTTGATCGTGCCATGAGAACGTCAGCAGCGCGTGGACGTGTTGATACCGTGATCCAGAGAGCTCTCGAAGATGGAGTAATCGAACGTCATGAAGCTGAAGAAATCAACGAATATCACCGCCGTCATCTGGCAGCGCGTGAAGAAGAGATCCGCGCGATTGTCGCGCTGTTTAGCCGTAAGAAAAGCCAAAAGAAGTGACGCCCGCGAGTGTGCAGCTCCGGGCGTCGTGGCGTGTCGTATTCAGTGGAGAAACTAACGCATGAACAGTTTAAACCGATTGAGACCAGCGAAGCAATTCAGATGCCTTCCACTGGTGGGAAAAGATTCCCCGTTCGGCTATGTGGAGAGATTAAACAACCAGGCGGATCAGAACAACTACCAGCCTGTGAACGCGATGGTAGAGGCATTTGCATTGATGAACGAGAAGGGGCGTGAGGAATGGCTGAAGTTGACCGGCGATTCAGAGACCACAGAGGCATCACCGTCCACGTCATCCGATGGGAGCCCGAGACCCGACGCGTTATATACCTTCGCGAAGGGTACGATCATGAGTGCTTCAGCCCTCTTGAGCAATTCCAGCGTAAATTTACAGAGTTAAAGGACGACCATGAGCACTAAATTAACAGGCTACGTTTGGGACGCTTGCGCCGCTTCTGGCATGAAGCTGTCCAGCGTTGCCATCATGGCGCGTCTGGCAGACTTCAGCAGTGATGAAGGGGTTAGCTGGCCTTCCATTGCTACCATCGCGCGCCAGATTGGTGCTGGTGAGAGCACGGTACGCACAGCTATTTCTCAGCTGGAAAAAGACGGTTGGCTGACTCGCCAGCAACGTCGAAAGGGAAACCGTAATGCATCCAACGTTTATCAGCTGAACGTCCAAAAGCTCCGTGATTCTGCCTTTTCTCACCTGTCAGAATCTGACGCGTCAAAATCTGATGCATCAAAATCCGACCCGTCAAAATTTGATGCGTCGAAAAACAGTAATAATGGCAGTTTTCACCCGTCAGAATCTGGTGGGGATCCGTCAGTAAAATCAACTACTGATCCATCAGATAAAAAACCTAATTGTCAGGTTGCGTCGCAACCCGACACTGCATGTGTCAATCAGGTTGATTTGATAACTGGTCAGGCAGTCTTAATCCTCAACCATCTCAATGACGTTACTGGTAAGACATTCCGCAAGGGGAAAAGCTCCCTGGATAATATTCGCGCCAGACTTCGTGAGAACTTCACACACGATGAGTTGCTGTTGGTTATTGATTACAAGCACGAGCAGTGGAAAGACACGAAATACTACGAACACATGCAGCCAACAACTTTGTTCAGGCCGACCAAGTTCGAAGGATATTTGCAGAACGCGTTGCGCTGGAATAGCAAAGGCCGACCTAAGCGTGAGGACTCGGACGCTGTCCGCAAACAAGATCCATTGAAATTCGGTCAGCCAGACAAAGCCATCCCGGCAGGCTTCAGAGGAGCGAACTCATGAGCCTTCTGAAAGATATTCAAATTTTCATCGCTGAAAACCCTGGGTTAACTAACAAACAGATCGCAGCATCAATGCCCCAGTACGACGTTCACGCTGTTCAGCGCGGTGTATGCCATCTGGTCAAACTGAATCGCGCAACCCGCCAGCATAACGGCAAGTGCTACCAGTATTTTGCCAAAGCACCGGGTGGGGAGGTTGGCGAGGGGCGTTCTGCACTGAAAATCAACCGGGCTGATAAACCAGCTGTACCAGAACAGGAAGAAGCTCTGAATCCGGCTGTGACCACAATGATGGATAAGGCTCAAGGCCTGTTTGAAAAAGGGCTCTACCAGCGTGCGGCCACAGTACTGATGGATGCCTTCAATCGCTCTAAGAACGAAGAGCAGCGGATGAAGATACTGATTGAGCGTCAGAGTTGCCTGAGCATGGCGCCGAAAGTGAAAGCACCCTCTGATGCATGGTGTCTGGCTGGCCGAGCGAGGAATGTCTGATGAAATACTCACTGATTTACGCTGACCCAGCCTGGCTTTATGACAACAAAGCCAGTAACGGTGCAGCAGAAGATCACTACGACACGATGAAACTGATCGACATGAAGCGCTTACCGGTTTGGGACCTGGCTGCCGATGATGCAGTTCTGGCTATGTGGTTTACCGGAACCCACACCCGCGAAGCTATCGAACTGGCTGAAGCGTGGGGCTTTAAGGTCCGCACGATGAAGGGCTTTACCTGGGTAAAGTTCAACCCACTGGCAGAGCAGCATATCAACAAAGCACTTCAGGCAGGGCGTGTGGGGGATTTTTACGACTTCCTCGACCTGCTGAACGTACAAACACGCATGAACGGCGGGAACTACACCCGAGCCAATACCGAAGACCTGCTAATCGCCACCAGGGGAAATGGACTGGAACGCAAGTGCGCCAGCATCAAGCAGGTTATCTACAGTCCACTCGGTGAGCACAGCCAGAAGCCAGCAGAGGCGCGTTTCCGTCTGGAGAAGCTTTACGGTGATGTTCCACGCATCGAACTATTCAGCCGTTGCGGTGCGCCTGGCTGGGACCACTGGGGAAATCAATCTGAATCACCAGCTGTTGAGCTTATACCGGCAGTTGCCGTTCCCATGAAAAAACTACAGGAGCGCGCCGCATGAAAAAGCTATCTACCGAGCATGAGAACGCTGTGCGTGATGTAGCCCGTCAATGTAACGATGCCATCAAAAAAGCCCTAAAGCAGAAGCCAAAGCCAAGCTGGAATGTCGTAGTGCCTCCGATCCTGAAGGAGTACCACGAGAAGGTTAAACCGATGTGCGTAAGCCTGGTGATGTTCAACAGCGTAATCGGACGCCTGAACGGGCGTTATGGAGTCGAGTCATGATCGAATTAACGCCGCGTCAGAATGAAGTGTTCGAAGCTATCAAGGTTCATATCGAAAAGGCTGGCTTCCCACCTACGATGCTGGAGCTTGCCGGATTAATTGGCTGCGCATCACCGAACGCTGCTGTAGCGCACGTGAAGTCACTTAAGAAAAAGGGTTACATCACTGTTGCTCCTGGCGCAGCCAGGGGCATTACCGTCGTCAAAACGGAATGGGATGCAGATCCAGTGACGATCATCAAAGACCTGCTTTCCGATGGAGATAAGGCCAGAGATAACGCTGTTGAATGGCTGAAAAAACAGGGAGTGACGTTATGAAACTGGTGCTCCCTTTCCCACCGAGCGTAAACACATACTGGCGAGCCCCGAATAAGGGGCCATTAAAGGGCCGCCATTTGATCAGCGCCAAAGGCAGGGCATATCAAAGCGCGGCCTGTGTCGCCATTGTCGAGCAGCTTCGCTTCCTTCCAAAGCCATCAACAGCCCCGGCTGCCGTCGAAATTATGCTGTACCCACCAGACGAACGCCGCCGCGACATCGACAACTACAACAAGGCTCTGTTTGATGCGCTTACGCACGCTGGAATTTGGGAGGATGACAGCCAGGTGCAGAGAATGCTGGTGGAGTGGGGGCCGAAGGTACCGGGTGGACGTGCAGAAATATCGATCAAGAAACATGAACCTCTGGCGGGTGCAGCCGCCTGATAAGTGGAGAAGAGCATGAATCAGATGAACATCACCGTAACGTGTCCAACGCACCATGCCGCCGCAATAGGCCATCAGATAACGATGTCCAGTCGTGAAATTGCGAAGCTGGTCGATTCCCGTCACAGCAATGTCTGCGTAACCATCGAGCGACTGATGAAATCCGGTGTTATTGGGGGGTATGCTGCAATGCAGTACACCCATCCTCAGAACCAGCAGACTTACCATTACTACGAAGTTAACAAGCGAGACAGCTATGTGATCGTCGCGCAGCTGTGCCCAGAGTTTACTGCCCGTCTGGTTGATCGCTGGCAGGAACTGGAGAGCGGGGCCGGGATGGTTGTTCCACAAACACTCCCTGAAGCACTCCGGCTCGCCGCTGATCTTGCTGAACAGAAGCAACGTCTCAGTGAAGAGCTGGCAATTGCCGCACCGAAGGCTGAATTTGTTGATCGCTACGTCAAAGCCACCGGGTCAATGACATTCCGGCAGGTTGCCAAGCTCCTTAACGCCAAAGAACCCGAGTTCGCGATGTTCCTCATTGAGAACGGCATCATGTACCGCCTGAACCGCGTGCTTACTCCGAAGAGTAAACACATCGAAGCAGGCCGATTTGAAGTTAAGACCGGGACCACCAACCAGACCAACTATGCGTTCAATCAGTCTCGTTTCACGGCGAAAGGGGTGCGCTGGATAGGTGGACTTTGGGCAGAGTATGTCGCTAAGGGGCAAATTGCGTGAGAGCCATACTGACGCCTGAAATTGCGCCGATGTCCGGGGTGGTTCTGTTCCGCCCTGGTACCGAACTGCTCTGGCTATTCCGTCAGGGAAGGGTAGTTATTGAGCCACCATCCGAAGCCATACAGCATCTGCCATCTGGATTAATCCCTGAAGCCCACCAGCCCCTGACTGACGATGCCAACATGCAGGCTATTTTCGTTAACGAGAGGGTCATTCAGCGAGCTGGTGGATTGAGTAGCCTTGATGCCTGGCTGGAGAGAAAATTTGAATGCCAGTGGCCTCACACTGACTGGCATGCCAGTGACTTTACGGTAATGCGCCACGCTCCGGGGAGCATTCGTCTTTGCTGGTCATGTGATAACCATTTACGTGAGCAAACCACTGAAAGACTGGCAGGAATTGCCATGCAGAACCTGGTAAAATGGCTGCTGGAAAGGGTAAATATTGATTTAGGTTTCAGCCCTGACCACACTCTTTCGCTTCCTGAGTTCTGCTGGTGGATGGTACGTAATGATCTGGCTGACCTTGTTCCTGAATCAGTGGCGAGTAAAGCACTCAGAATCAGGCCAGAACAGCACAGTTCAGTGATGAGGGAAAGCGACATTGTCCCGTCATTACCGGCTACGCAAATCTTTCAGGAGAAGGCAAAGAAGATAGTGGCGGTGAAGGTCGATCCTGAAACGCCGGAATCTTTCATGCTGAGGCCAAAGCGCCGACGCTGGGAAAATGAGAAGTACACCCGCTGGGTGAAGTCGCAGCAGTGCTGTTGCTGTAATAACCCGGCAGACGACCCCCACCACCTGATAGGCCACGGGCAGGGTGGAATGGGTACCAAAGCGCATGACATGTTTGTGATACCGCTGTGCAGAGCGCATCACGACGAGTTACACGCTGACCCCGTGGCATTTGAAGCGAAGCACGGCGACCAGTTGGTGCTGTTGTTTCGGTTTTTAGATCGTGCGCTGGAAATTGGCGTATTAGCATGAACAGTGGAGAAAACATGCGTGATATTCAGATGGTTTTAGAGCGTTGGGGTGGTTGGGCTGCGAGTGATAGTTCCGGTGTTGATTACTCATCAATAGCCGCTGGTTTCAAAGGGCTTCTTCCCCCAACAAGCAAATCCCGCCTGTCATGTACTGATGACGATGCCCTAATTATCGAGGGGTGTTTAGCTCGACTTCAAAAACGCAAGCCCTATGAGCATTCGCTCTTGGTTGCACACTATCTCTATGGAATATCAAAGCGGAAAATAGCGAAAGCGCGAAAGAAAGACGAGAGGCTTATACGCATTGAAATTCAGATGGCAGAAGGTTTTATTGATGGCTGCCTTTCCATGTTAGATGTAAATTTGGATATGGATAACTGAACTTGAAAATTAAGGCCACATTATAAGTGGCCTTAATTTATTTTTTCATGGAGAAGTTAGTTATTCCGGTTGCAGGTATTATAAGACTGCTTTCTTTTGGGATTAGCAAAGTTTCATCGTTGTAAATATCAAATACAAATCTAAATTCCTTCTCATGACTGAATTGTAATGGTTTTATCATATAGCTTTGCCTGATATACTTTAAGATGTCGTTTGACTGTGTGTAAAGTTTGTAGTTATCAATGATTATATCTCTGCTGGTATATTTAACTTGCTCCGCACCCCAATGAACAGATAGTTTGCTAATATTGACGCGCTCATTGAATAGGTTTGCTCCAGATTTTAATTTTTCTTTTATTTCATTTAGGATATTTGCTGCGAGTGTTTCGCCAAATAATTTTATTTTTGAACTATGGAAGTACCAGTAGTCATTATACTCATTAAATATTGTAGAGCACTCTCTTGGTGAATCAAGAAGTGAAAGACATAAGATATATCTGTTTAATTTGCTAAGCGTGGCATTTGCTATTATTCTTTCAAAGAAGCGATAATCCTCAATTAATGCGCTATAACCTTTCTGTATTGATCGGTTAATGTGAAGAAGATTTTCAGAGTGAGCAAATGTTCTTAATTCACGCCATAGGGTTGGATGCATGTGAAAGTTATGCAAATCAAATCTAAGGCTGATATTCCCCTCGCCTTCGTCAGCTATTTCTTTTTTTTCTGTTTTTCTATATTCATTTAGGCTACCTATTTTTATAGTGTTTCTTGAGAAAATATTATCATCGCTATGGCAGCTTTTAACTAAGAACATTTAACATTTCTCCAAATAATGCTAGCGCGGTCCGCGAAAATAAGTTTAGTATGATAAGAATGGTCATTAAGACAGGCCTCTTATCTCACGAATTCATTATCTTAACCAAATCATTCAAGGCTGCCAATCGGCGGCTTTTTCTTTTCCCCTCGTTTAGAGAGGACTAACGGCAATAAGAGGGGGCTCAATGTCCGATCCTGTTTCTGGCACTACGGTAGCGGCTGGTGGTCTGATGGGGGCCAGCATGTTCGGCCTGGCAACCGGCATAGATTACGGAGTGGTGTTTGGCGCATTCGCTGGTGCGGTGTTTTACGTCGCTACGGCGGTTAATATCAGCCGTCTTAAGCTGGTGGGTTACTTCATCACCTCGTTCATTTTTGGCGTTATCGGCGCTCCACTGCTTGGTTCTTACTTCTCCAAATGGACGGGGTACAGCGACAGGCCACTTGATGCGCTGGGCGCGGTAATCGTAGCCGCTATTGCTATTAAGCTGCTGACGTTCGTCAACAGTCAGGATTTGGGTAGCCTGTTTGGAATTCTCTCGCGTTTACGTGGTGGAGGGGCCAGCAATGGTAACAAGTGATCCGAGTGCAATGGCAAACGCAATTATCTCTGCTGTTATCGTTATTGCACTGATGTTCTACCAGCGTGGCGGGGCGAGACATCGCCCTCTGATATCGCTGATGGCTTATTTCACGGTGCTGGTATACGCCAGCGTCCCTTTCCGTTATTTGTTCGGCCTGTACCATGAATCCCACTGGTTTGTGGTGTTGGTGAACGTCCTGATTTGTGCTGCCGTTCTCTGGGCTCGGGGAAACGTAGCACGTCTGGTTGATGCACTGAGGCACTAATGAACCAATCACAATTTCAAAAGGCGGCTGGGTTAAGCGCCGAGTTAGCTGCGCGCTGGTTTCAGCCAATCAGTGATGCGATGGAAGAGTTCGGCATCACCAAGCCGGTAGACCAGGCCATGTTCATTGCTCAGGCTGGGCACGAATCAGCAGGTTTTGCTCTGCTGGTGGAGAGCTTCAACTATCGCATTGCTGGATTGGTTAACTTCATACGTGCCGGACGTCTCACAGCAGACCAGGCTAACGCGCTTGGGCGTCGTCCTGAAGAGCGAACATTACCGATTGAGCGACAACGCGCCATCGCGAACCTGGTATACAGCAAGCGCATGGGGAACAACGCTCCCGGTGACGGCTGGTTATACCGTGGACGCGGGCTTATCCAGATTACCGGTCTCAATAATTACCGTGATTGCGGCAACGGCCTGAAGATTGATTTGGTCAAGCAGCCTGAGCTATTGGCTGAAGATGTTTATGCAGCCAGAAGCGCTGCTTGGTTCTTCGCTACTAAGGGATGCCTGAAGTACTCCGGAGACCTGATGCAGGTGACGAAGATTATTAACGGCGGCACTAACGGGCTGGAAGATCGTCGCGCACGCTTCAGTCAGGCCAAAACTATACTGGTGTGAGGTTGAGATGGGATTAGAAACAATCATCGGTATTGCTGCCCTGATAATGGCGGCTATCGCTGGTGCTTTTGGCATTGGTCATTCACGCGGTACCAACAAAGCGGGAGCCAAAGCTGACAAGCAGCGCACCGAAGAAAAGGCCGCAGCCACTGAAGCAGTAGCAGAGCGCCGGGTTGAAGCAACGAAAGAGGCAAGCAATGTACAGCAGAGTGTTAACCACATGCCTGATGACGATGTTGATCGCGAGCTGCGTGACACGTGGAAGCGTCCCGGTGGTGGTTGATACCGCCTGTGACTGGGTAAAGCCAATCTACCTGACTGATCACGACATCGACGTTCTGGACCGCCAGACGAAGAAAGACATCCTGGCGCATAACAAAGCGTGGCAGGCGAACTGTTCAAAATCTTGAAGTAATAATTTCAACATGGATGCTTTAAAAGCATCCTGCCTTGTTCAAGTATTACGATTATTGATTGGATGAGAAGAAATTCGTAACTTTGCCGAAAAGCTGTTCATAAAACTCAACACCTAGCCTAGCGAGCTCTGTTGGATGGCGAGTTGTTAATGGTTGAGAAAGATGTGATTCAGGTGGCAAATAATGTACACCTCTGTTAATTACCTCTTTCACTTCAACAGTTTCTGGAGTGAAGGTTACGACTAAAGGATGGCTACCACGATATTCATGTATGTCTGTCCCTCTCATAACTAACTTTTCAATATGTACTGGTTCTCCAGGGGTAGCTACGTCAAATCCAAGATGAAAGCTTCCTGGAACTCGTTTAGCCACATCCTGAATTGAGTGCGTATCCGCGTTCCTGGCTTGTTTAAGATAACGCAAAAGAGGATCGGAGCTTCTCAGGGCATTTTCTTTCGAAAGAAGGGTATTGAATTTTTCTTTATGAGGATTACAGGCTCGTTGGAGTTTCTCGAAGATTTTTTCTAAACGGTTGAGGAAATCGCACCATGCTTCTTCGTATTCTTCATAATTTTTTGCTGAGACCATCCTCTCAAAGCAACGCTTAGAGGCATTCAATTCTTTTTGGGCAGGAATAAAATCCATATGAAATTGCATAATAAATCTCTCAAGTTTCGTTGCCAGGTATTCAACAGATAATAATCGGGTATCGACATGAAAGTCATCATTGATGGCGTAAGTTATTACCCATGTGTAGGGGAAAGTTATCCTATTGGTATAGCAATCACTACGCATGATCGAGCCGACATTCTGAAGAGCTCACTTGAACAGCACATGAAGTATCTACCTGCCGGAGCGCTGGTGATTGTAGTTGACGACGGCTCTAAACCTGCCGCAGTAGTACCTGACGGTGTGCATTTGCTTCGTCACGAAACATCACTCGGCATTGTTGCTTCGAAGAATGCCAGCTTAACCGCGCTAATGGACGCCGGGTGTGAGCATCTTTTCCTTTGGGACGATGACGCCTGGCCCATCGCTGATAACTGGCACTTGCCTTACATCGAATCACCCGAGCCACACCTGGCTTATCAGTTTCTCGATCTTGCTGGCACGAACAAGCTGAATGACCTTTCTGAGCTTTACCGTGACGATCAGCACGTGGCTTACACCGGGCAGCGCGGCGTGATGCTGTATTACCACCGCAGCGCCATTGAGAAAGTAGGTGGATTCGATCCGATATACGGCCGTGGTATGTATGAACACAGTGACCTCGCGCTACGTATCCATAACGCTGGCCTGACGACGTGGGCTTACGGTGATGTGGTCGGTTCAGAAAAGCTGATCCATTCTCTCGATGAGCATGAAGCCGTAGAGCGTTCGGTTTCGCGTCCCGACCGACAGGCGTTGGTGGAACGTAACGTGAAGATCCACAACGAACGGCGTGATGCCGGGTTTACTGGTTACGTTGAATACCGCCAGCAGCGCGACGTGGTTATCACAACGCTGCTTACCATTCAGCCTGACCCGCAGCGCGGCACAAAAATGGCGGCCTCGCCTGACATGCTGAGCAAATGGGCGGCCTCGCTTCGCCAGTGCGGGCGTATAGCGCTGGTGGATGAATTACTGACGGCCCCGGCCGATGTTGAGCTGTATCTCGTACCTGACGTGAAGATGAATGTCTACTTCCGTCGCTGGCTGCACATCTGGCAGCACCTGCGAGAACACCCTGAATACCGGTTCGTCTGGTGTACCGATGGTACCGATGTCGAAATGCTTCGCGCGCCGTGGGAAGAAATGGAACCCGGGAAGGTGTACGTCGGTTCAGAACCAAAGACCTACGCCGACACCTGGGCGAAACAGCATCATCCTGAGCGCATCTATCAGGAGTTCATTGAAATGCACCGCAACGATGTGATGCTTAATGCTGGCCTGCTGGGTGGTTCCCGCGCTGATGTAATGGCGTTCGCTCATGGCATCATCCGTCTTTACTACCGGATCGAGAGCTATCGGTTCTGGAAGAAAGAACAGGCTGGTGCCGCGGTGGGTGACATGATGGCGTTCGGCATTGTTGCGCAGTCATTCGCTGACAGGCTGGTCACCGGCCCTCTGGTACATACCGTTTTCAAAACTGATGGCATCGGCAAAGAAAATGCCTGGTGGCGCCATAAATAACAGGAGTTCTTATGATTTCGTATGAGGTTGAGTTTCCGACTCAAAAATCTTTTAGCTTAAAAATTAATGGTTACTCTTCAGCAGAGGGACTGGACTGTAAAACGGTTGAGGCTATTGGCGGAGACGTCAAAGTACATATCAATAAGAAAACAATGCTGACTGTACCTTATCGTGAAGACATTACAGCAGACTTTACTCTTGAAGGTTACAAGCAGCGCGCTGAAACTCACGCGAAAACTGTAATCGATCAGATTGTGAATGCGGCTCAGCACCGAGCCGCTGACGATTTAATTCAGGAAGTTACGAACGCGGTTGCTTCTTCTGAATTATTTTCTCAACTCTCTTAATCGCTTCGTGAGCATCTGGGGCAGATGAAATTTCAGGCGGTGTAACCTCCTTCAGTACATCCATCAGAACGTCCCCAACATTCTGTTTTGGTGACAGCTTGTTAACAGCTTCAATAATCAAAGAAAAAACCAGTTTATTGGTGGCTTTTTCAATCTTTAATTCACGTTGCAAATCTGCAACTGCTTTTTCCAGTTCTGACATGGAACCCATGGGTATTTTCCTTTTCGGAGGTAATCAGCCATCCCCCCGCGACAGAGTGCGCCAGTGTCCCACCACTGACGGGCTGAATGCTTACCTTAACCAGGGTTAAAGAGAAGCAACACCCTGATATTCAGACAGTAGCCGCTATTGTGCGGCTTTTTTATTGGAGATTCGCTGGTGGCTGAAGAGATTAAGTTTGTGGTGGTCGGCCATCACTCTCGCACAGGACATGCACAACGTCTTGCTGCGCTGCTGGATGCTCATCTGCTGATTGATGACGGTAACCACGGTGCGAACTGGAATCATCGCCGCGCGCTTGAGTGGGCAGCAGAACAAACCTGCCGGGTAGTGGTGCTGGAAGACGACGCGATACCGGTACCCGGATTCATCGAAAAGGTAACCGACTGGTTAGCGCGCTGCCCAGATGATCTTCTGAGTTTTTACCTCGGAACTGGTCGGCCTCCTCAGTACCAGATGCAAATAGCCGAACGGCTAATCATTGCTGATAAAGCTCGATATGAATTCATTTCGTTTCCTCGCCTGATTCATGGTGTGTGCTACAGCGTACCGCCTCATCGCATCAGCCGTGTGCTATCCCGATGGGATAACAGCAAGCCCGCCGATTACGCTGTGGGTGATGCCTGGGGCGGTTCAGTGGTCTATCCGTGTTACTCGCTGGTGGATCATGCTGATGGTGAGCCTGTTGAGCGCCACCCTGACTCAGCGCCACGTACAGAACGCCGACGAGCGTGGAGGTTGCATGTCTAACCTAACAACGTTAAAGCCACGCCTGAAAGCCATTGATACGCGACGCATCAAGCCAATCTACGGTGAGCAGCGCCGCATAAGTGGAAGTGCAAGGGTGAGTTTGAAGCGCCGTATCTATGCGCGTGACAGTGGTCTCTGCTGTATGTGTAATCGGGTTGTTGATTTGACTGACAGTGAACTCGACCACCGCATCGCGCTTCAATTCGGAGGCGATAACTCGGAGCGCAACCTGTGGACGCTCTGCACTGAATGTCATGCAGGTAAGTCTGCACGTGAGGCCGCTACGGGTCAGCCTGATGAACAAGCCCTGAAGCATGAGGTGCATGATGGCGATCAGGAATCAGGGTTTGTAGGGCTCTGATGCCTGCCAGCCCCGGGGGGGTATCATCCAGAGTAAACATCGATCGCCCTGGACACCTCGCCCCCTCTCATTCGCAGAAAAAATCCCCCTCTGGAGGGTGTAAACATGTTAACAGCGCAGAAGCGGAAATATGCTCTCGCGCTGATGTCCGGGATGTCTCAGAAGGATGCGGCAATAAAGGCGGGATATTCTGAAAAATCCGCGCGTTCCAAGGGGTCGCAGCTTGCTAAAGACCCGGAGGTCATCGCGTTTATTGAGCGGAAAAAACGAGAAAAAGTTGAGGTGGATGACGAACCTGCGTATCGCAGGAATGTTTATACCCCAGCAGTAAACACTCCTGAAGAAAAACGACCTCCTGCGGCATCGTCCGCCGGTGAGTATGAAGACCCTCTCGACTTCCTGAAATCGGTTATGAACAACGTTGGTTACGAAATCGAAACCAGGAAAGATGCTGCAAAGGCCATGCTGCCTTATATGCATCAGAAGAAAGGTGAGGGCGGTAAGAAGGATGCAAAAGCTGAGGCTGCCAAAAAAGCGGCCAATAAGTTCGCAATTCAGCAGCCGCCGAAACTGGTGGTTAACAATCGCGGGACTACATAATGCCGGAGTGGACAACTGCCTGCCCTGACTGGGCGGAGCGCCTGAAGAAAGGCCAGTCTATTATTCCTGCCCCGATTTACCCGGAGCAGGCTGAAATAGCCCTGAACGTTTTCAGGCAACTGAAAATCGTTGATGCTCCAGGATCGCCAACGTTCGGTGAATCCTGCGCACAGTGGGTTTTCGATCTCGTTGCGGCGCTGTTCGGCTCCTATGATGCCGAAACCGGCCGCAGACACATTACAGAAGTGTTTGTACTGATCCCCAAAAAAAACTCCAAGTCTACGCTGGCCGCCGGGATCATGATGACTGCGTTGCTTCTCAACTGGCGACAGGCTGCCGGGTATACCATCATCGCCCCGACCGTAGAGGTGGCGACAAACGCCTTTAACCCGGCGCGCGACATGGTAAAGCGGGATGAGGATCTGGATGACCTCTGTCAGGTGCAGACACACATCAGGACCATCACCCACAGGGGAACGGACACGACGCTGAAAGTGGTGGCCGCCGACCCCAACACCGTTTCGGGGATTAAATCTGTCGGCACGCTCATTGACGAGTTGTGGCTTTTTGGTAAGCAACATAACTCCGAAGATATGCTGCGTGAGGCAGTCGGTGGCATGGCATCACGACCTGAAGGCTTTGTGATGTACACAACCACGCAGTCCAACGAACCGCCAGCTGGCGTGTTTAAGAAAAAGTTGCAGTACGCCCGTGACGTTCGCGACGGAAAAATTCACGACCCGCATTTTCTTCCGGTGATATTTGAGCATCCATCGGAAATGGTTGCCAGCGGAGAGCATCTTCTTCTGGATAACCTCGCGATGGTTAACCCCAACCTGGGTTACTCCGTTGACGAGCAGTTTCTTTACCGCGAATACAACAAGGCGAAAGAGGCCGGGGAAGAAGACTTCCGTGGTTTTATGTCCAAGCACGCCAACGTTGAAATCGGTCTCGCCCTGCGCGCCGACAGATGGGCTGGGGCAGATTTCTGGGAGCAACAGGCAAGGCGCGTCACTTTTGACGATATTCTGCGCCGTTCTGAGGTGGTCACAGTTGGTATTGATGGCGGTGGTCTCGATGACCTTCTTGGCCTGGCCATTATAGGGCGCGATCGCCAGACTCGCGAATGGTTATGCTGGTGCCATGCATGGGCACATACCATCGCCCTGGAAAGGCGAAAGAGCGAAATTTCAAAATTAAAGGATTTTGAGAGGGCCGGTGACCTGACGATCGTTAAGCGGGTGGGCGAGGATGTTGAGCAGGTTGCAGAATATGTCAGCCGGATTTATGAAGCCGAACTGCTGGACAAAATCGGGATTGACCCCTCTGAGGTCGGGCAAATTCTTGATGCGCTCAGTGAGGCCGGCATTCCTGAAGAGGCTGTAACCGGGGTCAGCCAGGGCTGGAAACTCGGCGGCGCCATTAAGACTACCGAGCGCAAGCTGGCTGAAGGTGTCCTGCTTCATGGTGGTCAGCTTCTGATGGCATGGTGCGTAGGCAACGCCCGTGTGGAGCCGAAAGGTAACGCCATACTCATCACCAAACAGGCCAGCGGGAAGGGGAAAATTGACCCTCTTATGGCCACATTCAACGCCGTTACGTTAATGGCTCTTAACCCCGAACCGGTCAAAAAAGACTACCAGGTATTTTTCGTTTAACACACACGTCAGTTAATGGCCCGCGCATGCGGGTTTTTTCATTTCTGGAGGCCAGCAAATGACGCTTAAACGCGCCTGCACCCTCATGACGGTGAAGTCGGTAAATGAGGATGAGCGGATTATCACCGGCATCGCCTCAACACCGTCTCCCGATCGTGACGGTGACATTATGGAGCCGGAGGGGGCGAAATTCCGCAGCGATACGCCATTCCTCTGGCAGCACGACCGCTCTCAGCCTATTGGCACCTGCACGCCAAAAATGGTGAAAGAGGGGTTGCAGATCACAGCAAAGCTCGTGAAACCAACCCCTGACATGCCATCCCAGTTAATCGCACGTCTTGATGAAGCGTGGGCTTCGATTAAGGCGGGGCTGGTACGCGGCCTGTCGATTGGGTTCCGCCCAATTGAGTATTCCTTCCTGGATGAAGGCGGTATTCGCTTTTTGTCCTGGGACCTGCTTGAGGTCTCGGCGGTGACCATTCCGGCCAATGCCGAATGCTCCATCCAGACCGTTAAATCTTTCGATCGCCAGTTTCTCGCCGCGTCAGGCAATGAGAAACCGGTAGTGAAAACCGCTAAAACCGCTGGCGCTACAGCACCCAAAACCAAAAAAGGAAACATTTCGATGAATATCGCAGAACAAATCAAGAGCTTTGAAGCAAAGCGTGCAGCGCTGGCCGCATCACTTGATGAAGTGATGTCAAAGGCGGCTGAAGAGGGACGCACCCTGGACGCTGAAGAAGAAGAGAGCTACGACAACACATCCGCAGAAATTAAATCAGTTGATGCGCACCTCAAACGACTGCGCGACATGGAAAGCAATCTGGCATCGACTGCAAAACCGGTATCTAAAGCTGCTGGTGGCGAATTCACCACCGTGAAGACAAACGCGCCGGGGATCATTCGCGTTGAGCAAAATCTGGAGAAAGGTATCGCCTTTGCCCGTTTTGCCAAGGCACTGGCGGCGGCAAACGGCAGCCGTTCTGAAGCGCTGGAAATTGCACGTAAGCAGTACCCGGATGATGCGAAACTTCACCATGTGCTGAAAGCCGCTGTTGGTGCTGGCACAACGACCGATCCTCAGTGGGCTGGTGCGCTGGTGGAGTATCAGGAATACGCAAATGATTTTGTTGAATTCCTCCGCCCGCAGACCATTATCGGTCGGTTCGGTCAGGGTGGTATTCCTGCCCTGCGTCAGGTCCCGTTCAACATTCGCATTCCGGCACAAACTTCCGGCGGATCTGCAAGCTGGGTAGGTCAGGGTAAGGCCAAGCCGCTGACCAAATTCGACTTTGAGTCCATCACGTTCAGCTTCGCCAAAGTCGCAGCCATTGCGGTGCTGACCGATGAGCTGATCCGATTCTCCAATCCGGCAGCTGATGCACTGGTGCGTAATGCGCTGGCAGAAGCGGTCATTGCACGCCTGGATACGGACTTCATTAACCCGGCGAAAGCCGAAGTTGCTAACGTCTCTCCGGCCTCAATTACCAACGGTATTGTGGCTGTTCCATCAACCGGCGATCCGGATGCAGATGCTGAAGCGGCATTCGCTCAGTTTGTCTCCAATAACCTCCAGCCAACTGGCGGCGTGTGGATCATGTCCAGCACCAACGCGTTGGCGCTGTCCATGAAGAAAAATGCTCTGGGCCAGAAAATGTATCCGGAAATGACCCTGCTTGGCGGCACATTCCAGGGGCTTCCGGCTATCGTTTCGCAGTACGCCGGAAGCAATCTTACCCTGCTGAACGCGCCGGATATTTATCTGGCTGACGACGGTGGTGTGGCAGTGGATATGTCACGTGAAGCCTCTCTGGAAATGGAAAGCGATCCTACTGGCGACAGCGTCAGCCCAACCGGAACGGAGCTGGTTTCCATGTTCCAGACGAACAGCGTGGCTATCCGTGCCGAGCGCTGGATCAACTGGAAGCGTCGCCGCACGGCAGCGGTGGCGGTTATTTCTGGTGTGAACTACGGCTCTAACCAGGGAAGCTAACGCGAAAGGAGGGCGGGGGAAACCCCGCCATATTGCATGGCAAAAATCAGATATCTGCAACGCACACATGACTCTGTTACGGGAGACGTAAAGACCGTGGACGATCGGTGCGCAAGGGTGCTGGTGCTGCTTGGCAAGGCTGAATATTTCACCGAGGTAACTACCAGGGTGAGGAAGAATAAGCGTAGAGCGGAGAACGGCTAATGTGGAATCCTTTCCGAAGAAAAGAGGGGCAAGTCAAAAATCTACAGCAGCCTGTTGTCAACCGCGGGGGCTGGACACCGATGTTCAGTTATGTCCACGAACCCTACGCCGGGGCCTGGCAGCAGAATATGGAAATTAAGCCCAAAACGGTTCTCTCCTATTATGCTGTGTTTTCCTGCATATCTCTGATCGCAAGTGATATCGCTAAAATGCCTCCGCGCCTGATGAAACAGGATTCAAATGGCGTTCGGAGGGAAATTAAAACCGGAAAGATAGCCTCGCTGTATTCCAGGCCAAATGCCTTTCAGAACCGCATCCAGTTCTTTGAGCACTGGCTGAATTCCAAGCTGTGCGAAGGTAATACCGTTGCGCTCAAGATCCGGAACAATCGCGGCGAGATAACCGAGCTGAGGCTGCTGGACTGGAACAAGGTTACGCCGCTGGTAGCTGATGATGGCTCTGTCTTCTACCAGATCAATCCGGATAACATGGCCGGTATTGAATCATCTGTGACTGTACCGGCACGAGAGGTTATTCACGATCGGTTCAACTGTCTGTTCCATCCCCTTATTGGTCTTTCCCCGATTTATGCTGCTGGTCTGGCTGCAATGCAGGGTCACCATATTCAGGAAAGCTCAGCGTACTTTTTCCGCAATGGCGGGAAACCCAGCGGTGTTATCGAGGTTCCGGGCTCGATTACGGAAGAGAACGCCAGGAAGATCAAAGAAAACTGGGACACTGGTTATACCGGGGAAAATGCGGGTAAAACCGCCATTCTGAGCAATGGTGCGAAATATGTTCCCCGGACGGTCTCAGCTGCTGATGCACAAACTGTCGAACAGCTTCGCATGACCGCGCAGATTGTCTGTTCAGTATTTCACGTGCCTGCTTATAAGGTTGGCATCGGTGAACTGCCAACGCATGACAACATCGAGGCGCAGGATCAGCAGTATTACTCACAGTGTCTTCAGTCACTGATTGAGTCCATCGAATTGCTGCTGGATGAAGCGTTTGAACTTGAGGGTGATACAGGGACTGAGTTTGATGTTAATGCGCTGCTGCGTATGGACAGCGAACGCCGTATCAAATCACTCGGCGAGGGTGTGAAAAATACCATTCTGACGCCAAATGAGGCGCGACGGAGTGAAAACCTTCCGCCCTTACCCGGCGGCGACGCACTGTATCTTCAGCAGCAGAACTTCAGTCTTGAAGCGCTGGCGCGCCGTGATGCTTCGGATGACCCGTTTGCCAAATCCGGCGCCGGCAGCCGTACCACATCTGACGATGCGAACGGGAAATCCATGTCGGAATCTGAACTGACAGCGGCAAAAGCCATGCTGAGAGGATTGTTAACCAAATGAATGAACGTGAACTTTCCCTTATCAGGGTTCTTGGAGAGGAATTTTCCCTTGCGCTTGGCGAGCTTCGTGAGTCTTTCAGAAAAAGCCTCAGTGACTATCAGCAGACAACGGAAGAGCAACTTACTAGGCTCTCTCTTGAGGTTGCGTCCCTGAAGGATACACCGGCACCTGACTTTACCAAGCTGCTGGCTGATGCAGTGGCATCCCTTCCGGTTCCTGAGACTCCTGAATTGCCGGATATCGGCGCTATGGTCAGCGAAGCGGTCGCTGCTATCCCGGCACCGCAGGACGGTAAAAGTGTCACGGTCGACGATATTACCCCCGTTTTACAGGAACTGGTCAGCAATGCCGTGGCAGAGATACCTGTACCTAAGGACGGTAAAGACTTTGATCCCGCCATGCTTAAACAGGCAGTTGAAGAAGCTGTCAGCGAGGCGGTAGCCGCCATCCCGGTACCGCGTGACGGTAAAAGTGTCACGACTGAAGACGTCCAGCCGATGATTCAGGAGCTGGTTTCAGCATCCATTCCGGATCTGCCAGATGTGAAATCGCTGGTTAATGAGGCGATTGCAGCTCTGCCCGCAGCAGAGCCGGGTAAAGATGGAGAAAATGGCCGGGACGCCCTGGCGCTGGAAATTCTGCCTTTCATTGATGAGGAGAAAAGCTACCCACGTGGCAGCTATGCCACGCATAACGGCGGCCTGTGGCGCGCTTACGAGAAAACCCATGGTATGCGTGGCTGGGAGTGTCTTGTTGATGGTGTGGCGGGTATTGATATTCAGCAATCTGAGCAGCGTTGCTTCACCCTGACGGTTAACCGCACCAGTGGCGCCAGCGAAACCAAATCCTTTGACGTGCCAGTGATGATTTATCAGGGCGTATTCAAATCCGGTCAGGAATATCTGCCTGGCGACACAGTTACATGGGGCGGTTCGCTCTGGCACTGCGACGAGCAGACTCAGGACAAGCCGGGTGAGGCAGGTTCGAAAGGCTGGACGCTGGCAGCCAAGCGTGGCCGCGACGGGAGGGATAAAACGTGATTGAACTTGTGACACTGGATGAGATAAAGGAACACCTGCACATTGATCATGATGCTGACGACGGCCCACTTAAGGAAAAAATACAGGAAGCCAGTTCGGTGTTGCTGGCTTTTATTCAGGGAAGCCGGGACAAGGTCGTTGATGAGAAAGGAAAGTTAATAGAGGGTGAAGCGCTCAGTCGGATGAAGGCCGCCACGATGCGTCTGGTGGGCATGTTGTACCGAAATCCCGACCTGGCTGATAAGGAAGATTTACTTCATGGAGAGCTTCCTTTCTCTGTATCGTTTTTAATTCATGATCTCCGACTTCCGACAATTATTTGAGGGCATTCATGGCTATATCCGCTGGTAAGCTCATACAAATTATTGTGATACAAAACCCCGTACATATTCGTGACGCATCAGGCCAGCCAGTTGAAACATGGGTGGATGGTGAAAACATCCGCGCAGATATCAGAGGCCGGAGCGGAAGAGAATTAATGGCAGCAGGCGCCGAAATTGCACAGGCTGATGTCAGAGTATGGGTTCGCGGAAAATCGGGTGAAACAATAACTGCGGCATCCAGGCTAAAGGTTCAGAGTGGGCCATACCGAGGCAAAACACTTAACGTTATAGGCCCGCCTATCCCTGATGAAAAGGGTGAGCGTCTTGAGATATTGTGCAAACTGGGGGCTGAAAAATGATTGAGACGAGCCTGGATTTTTCCGGTTTAAATGACATCGCAAAGGATCTCGAGGCGCTTAGCCGTGCTGAAAACAATAAGGTTCTTCGTGATGCCACGCGCGCCGGCGCGGAAGTGCTTAAGGAAGAAGTGATCGCACGTGCACCGGTACGCACCGGAAAACTGAAAAAAAACGTGGTGGTGGTTACCCAAAAAAGCCGCCGCCGCGGGGAGATTTCTTCCGGCGTCCATATTCGTGGCGTTAACCTGCGCACCGGCAACAGCGATAACACGATGAAGGCGAATAACCCGAGAAACGCCTTTTACTGGCGATTCGTTGAGCTGGGCACCGCGAACATGCCTGCACATCCGTTTGTGCGACCCGCTTACGATACTCGCGAGGAAGAGGCCGCCAGCGTCGCCATTGCCAGGATGAATCAGGCTATTGATGAGGTATTGAGCAAGTGAATGAAGATAATATCTACGCCTTGCTTTCTTCCCTGGCAGAAGGACGGGTATATCCCTATGTTGCGCCATTAGGTAGTGACGGGAAACCGTCTGTCTCGCCACCCTGGATTATCTTTTCCATCGTCGATGATGTTTCCGCTGACGTACTGTGTGGCCAGGCGGAATCCAGCACATCAGTGCAGATCGATGTTTACTCACTGACCATTAAGGAAGCCAGATCCATTCGCGATCATGCGCTGGAGGCCGTTAAGTCCCTGGCTCCGACTGAGATAACGAAAATTCAAGGCTATGAACCCGATTTCCGGCTTTACCGCGCCACGATCGATTTTCGGATCACATCCTGAAACGTTAACCAACCCTGAACAACCCGCTCCGGCGGGTTTTTTATTACCTCTGACACCGCGCTTCACACGCGCACGTTATAATCCTGGAGCCTACAGAAAGCGAGCCTGAGAGTCAGTTGTACTCCGGGGCTGCTGACTCTGTGTGACAGGCTCACTTTCTATAGGTAAATCTCATGAAATATCCAACCGTATCAGTAAACGGCGTTTCCGTTCGCGTTGATGACGAGGGACGCTATAACCTCAATGATCTCCATGCTGCGGCGGTCGCAAACGGAGAGGCTACAGAGCAGCAGCGTCCAAGTCAGTTTTTACGTAGCGCTCAGGTAAAGCGATTTATCAAGGCACTTAAATCCAAAGTGCAAAAAAGCACTCTGGAACAAATTCAACCACTTAGAGTTGTTAATGGTGGTGATGAACCTGGAGTGTGGGGCGTTGAGCTACTGACCATTCGCTACGCAGCCTGGATTAAGCCTGAGTTTGAGATTGAAGTATATGAGGTGTTCAGAACAGTGGTTCGCCTCGGCATCAGTGCCATGTCACGCCTGAATAAATTAGATCACATCATTAATACTGAGACTAAAGCGATAAGCCAGTGCGCCAGCCAGATGGCGAAGTGGGGTGTCGGCGGCAGAAAGAAAATCCTCCTTTCTGCGCGGGAGCGGGTGGTTGATGAAGTACAGATGTACTTACCAGGCATCAATTAAACTCGAGAAATGGTCTTTGTTGCTGACAATCTCAGCATTCCAGGCATGATTGATTTACTTAGTAATTTCTTTTCAGAAAGACACCCACCTCCCGCTTCGGCGGGTTTTTACTTTTATGGAGACAACTATGTCTGCACTTTATGAAAAATCGCAGCTGACGAAGATCCTTATTTCCTCCCTGCCAGCCACCAAAGAAACGATGGATTCCGCAACCTTCCTCGATCTGAGTTGCACCATCAAAGAAATTCAGTTCACCGGTGGCCAGAAGCAGGATATCGACGTAACAACGCTTTGCTCAGAAGAGCAGGAGAACATTAACGGCCTGCCTTCTCCGTCAGAAATCTCCCTGTCCGGAAACTTCTACAAGAATCCGGCGCAGGACGCCTTGCGTGAAGCGTATGGCAACGATACGACCTACGCTTTCCAGGTGATCTTCCCTTCCGGCAAGGGCTTTAAGTTCCTGGCTGAAATTCGCCAGCACACCTGGTCTTCAGGTACCAACGGCGTAGTGGCGGCAACGTTCTCCCTGCGCCTGAAAGGTAAGCCTGAAAACATTGAGTCTGGCTCCTGAGAGGTCTCATGAAGAATATTAAAAATCTCGCCCTGGCTAAGATGTCGGGATTTCGTCATAAGACGGTCGCCGTTCCTGAGTGGGAAGGCGTCAAAGTGGTTCTTCGTGAGCCGTCAGGTGAAGCCTGGCTGCGTTGGCAGGAAGTGGTGAAAACGGGTGCTGATGATGAAAATGTGTCGGTATCGGAAAAGGCACACCGTAATCTTTGCGCTGACGTGGTGCTCTTCATTGACGTTCTGTGTGACACCGATAAGCAACCGGTATTCAGCGTAGACGAAGAAGAGCAGGTGCGTGAAATCTACGGCCCCGTCCATTCACGCCTGCTCAAACAGGCGCTTGACCTGATCAACAACGCGGACGAAGCGCGGGAAAAGTCTCAACCCCCGGCGTAAAGTTTCTGATGTCGCTTGCGCTCCGGATGGGGCGCACGCTCTCAGAGCTTCGGCAGAATATGACGGCAAGCGAGCTTCTGATGTGGATTGAGTACGACAGGCAAAGTCCGGTTGGCGATATTCGTGGTGACATTCAGGCAGCTCAGCTCGTCTCTGCCATCTACGGCTCGCAGGGGGCAAAAGTACCGCTGGACGATGCGATCCTGCGCTGGGGTGGTGATGAGCAATCAGCACCGAAGGACCCGTTTGCAGGGCTTGAGGCGGCGCTAACTGCTGCAACTCAGTGACATTTTGCTACATACATAATATTATCCCTCTTTAACTGGAGGGATTATGGTGAAAATTTTAATACTCATAATATTTCTGATTGCGGGTTGTGCTGGTGATACAAGGAACGATATAAAGAATAATAAAAAACTTTCTTTCTCATCAAGCAGAAGTGCAGATGACGTAAGTGGTTGTATACTAGATAAACTAGATTTTTTAATACCAGAAAAAGTTGTTACCAATAACTTAGTTGATGGGGAAGGTTTGGAGATTTATATTGGTGCGATTCAGTTCTCCCGCATGAAGTATTTTCATAGGGTAGAGGTTAAAAAAAACAATAGTCAATCTTTAATCTCTTATCAACGTTCTGAAACTGACTTCGTACCAATTTCTGAAAAGGAAGTTTTGGAAATAATCAAAGAATGCAAATGAAATTAATTATCTCATTATAATAACCCGCCTCGGCGGGTTTTTTTTCGCCTGGAGAAATGTGATGGCAACATTACGTGAATTGATTATTAAAATTTCCGCTAACTCGCAATCATTCCAGACGGAAATTTCCCGCGCCTCACGAATGGGGCAGGATTATTACCGCACTATGCAGAATGGTGGTCGGCAGGCCGCTGCTGCTGCCAGAGAGAGCGAAAGGGCGCTCTCTGATTTGACTGCCGGATTTGCATCTGCTGGAAGGGCTGCCGCCGCAGCTACGGCAGCTTTTGCAACGGGTAAAATTGTGCAGATTGCTGATGAGTGGAACTCCGTAAACGCTCGCCTTAAACAGGCATCATCTTCTGCTGATGATTTTGCCGCTTCACAGCGTCAGTTAATGGAAATCAGCCAAAGAACCGGCACGGCATTTTCAGATAACGCAAACCTTTTTTCCCGCGCAGCAGCCTCAATGCGCGAGTACGGTTATAGCTCTGACGAAGTTCTGAAAATTACAGAAGCTGTCTCTACCGGCCTCAAACTTTCTGGGGCTAACACCCAGGAAGCGAGTTCTGTTATCACTCAATTCAGCCAGGCGCTCGCACAAGGCGTTCTTCGTGGTGAAGAATTTAATGCCGTTAACGAAGCCGGTGATCGGGTAATCCGCGCTCTGGCTGCGGGAATGGGTGTAGCCCGTAAAGACCTCAAGAGCATGGCTGACCAGGGACAGCTTACGATCGATAAGGTTGTCCCAGCTTTAATGAGCCAGTTAGGAGCATTGCAGGGCGAATTTGCCAGCATGCCACAAACGGTTTCTGGATCCCTTCAAAAAGTAACTAACTCATTCATGGCCTGGGTGGGCGGTGTAAACCAGGCAACCGGTGCTACTGATGCGTTGTCTGGCGGATTGGATAATGTTGCCCAGACGCTTGATTCTTTTACTTCATCAGCAGTGAGCGGCGCGCTTAGTGACGTTGCTGACAATATGTCAACAATTACAACAGTCGCTGGGGCGCTTGTTGGCGTGGGACTGGCACGCTACCTAAGCGGAGTTGTAACCAGTGCCACGAGTGCAACAGGTGCGCTAATTTCAGCTGCGAAATCAGAGGTTGCCCTTGCAGTCGCGCAGGATAAAGCGGCGCAGTCTGCTGTTGCGGCTTCCAGGGCTGAAGTTTATCGGGCTCAGCAAGCAGTACAGAGTTCAAGAAGTGCAGATGTTCAGGCGGCTCAGCAAGAAAAGGTCGCGACGGCTGAAGCAAAAGTCACTGCGGCCCATACCAGACTGACTACCGCTCTTGCCAGTGGTACAGCTACGGAAAAGGTGCGAGCCAGAACAGCACTTGAACGCGCGCAGGCAGGGCTGGTAGCAGCTAAAAATGCCGACGCTCAGGCTGTCGCTGAAAGGCGTCTGGCTGCCGCTCAGGCTGCTTTAAACCGTAACATCTCAAATCGTGTTTCGACTCAAAGCAATCTCAATAGCGTAACATCTGTCGGCACTCGCCTGATGAGTGGTGCGCTTGGCCTGATTGGCGGCGTGCCGGGTCTGGTGATGCTGGGAGCAGGAGCCTGGTATGCGATGTATCAGAATCAGGAGCAGGCTCGGCGTTCGGCGCAGGAATACGCCACCACGATTGATGAAGTCAGTAAAAAGTCGAAGGCAATGTCTTTACCTGAAGCTTCAGACAATGCTGAGAAAACGCGCGCAGCATTGAATGAGCAGAACAGGCTGATAGATGAACAAAAGAGCAAGATAGAAAATCTGAAAGAGCAGATAGCTGGTTATCAGTCAGTGATCAGTAATCCCGGTCCAACGACCAGCGGTGGTTTCATGATTAACCACCTGACATCTTTGGATACCGTGACCCGTGGACTGGCTACAGCCACTGAACAGTTATCTGTTGAGCAGGAAAGGCTTGCCCAGATGCAGGAGAAATCTGCCTCTATCCAACAGGTTCTTGAAGGTCTTGAGCATCGGCGTGTGACGCTAATTCGGGAGGAGGCAGCGAATCAGAACCGGGCTTATCAATCACTTCTGTTGATGAATGGGCAGCACGATGAACTTAATCGATTACTCGGACTGGGTAACCAACTCCTTATGGCGCGTCAGGGGCTGGCTAACGTCCCGCTCAGACTTCCGCAGGCCGATCTCGACAAAAAGCAAACCGATGCCCTCGAAAAGAGCCGCCGGGATCTGGAGTTGTCACGCCTGAAGGGTGAAGCAAAAGAGCGCCTGCGACTGAGTTATGCAGCCGATGACCTGGGATTAACCAGTGATCCGCAATTCCAGACAGGCCGTCAGGAGTTGATTAATAACGGTCTTGCTGAATGGCGGAATAATGAGGCCAACAAACCTAAGGCGAAGGGCGGTAAAACCGAAGGCGAGAAAACCGAGGATGTGTATAAGCGCCTTATCAAGCAGCAAAAAGAGCAGATTGCCCTGCAAGGCCAGAATACTGAACTGGCGAAGGTTAAATACCAGGTCAGCCAGGGCGAACTTGCTTCTCTGACAGAAGCCCAGAAAAAGACGGTATTGCAGAATGCTGCGCTGATTGACCAGGTTAAATTGCGTGAGCAACTGCGAAATTACGAAGCCAACCTTGCCGACAGTAACGCCAGCGCCCGAGCAGCCAATGAAGCGCAACTGCTGGGATACGGGCAGGGAACCAGGTTCCGTGAAAGACTTCAGGAGCAGTTCAATCTGCGTAAGGAGTTTGAGCAGAAGAATACCGATCTTCTCCGCCAGCGTCAGGCTGGTGAAATCGACGAGACGTTCTATCAGCAGGGGCTGGCACTTAATAAGCGCTACCTCGAAGAGCGCCTGCGCGACCAGGAGGGATATTACGCAGCTTCTGATGCGCAGCGTGACGACTGGATGACGGGACTGTCTGAGGGTTATGCGAACTGGGTGGACGAAGCTACTGATTATTCTTCCATGGCCGCTGACGGCATGAAGCAGGCCATGGGTGGCGCGGTCACCACGATCACCGACATGCTCAATGGCAACGTTGACAGCTGGAAGGACTGGGGCGTGAGCGTACTGAAGATCATCCAGAACGTTCTGGTGAACATGGCTGTTGCTAATGGCGTCAGCTCAATTGGATCACTGTTCAGTTTTGGTGCCTCGTCAGCCGCAACCGCCAGCAGCGGTACCGCCATTCAGAATGCTGGCGCGAACTTCACATTTAATGCGAAGGGTAACGTTTACGACTCTCCGTCCCTGAGCGCTTACAGCAATGGCGTTTTCCAGACGCCTCAGCTGTTTGCTTTTGCCAAGGGTGCGGGGATTTTCGGCGAGGCAGGTCCTGAAGCCATTATGCCCCTCACGCGGGCACCTAATGGTGATCTTGCCGTTCGCGCAGTGGGGATGCCGCAGGTTTCTGGTGGCGTGCCTTCAGTTAACTTTGGCGATATCAATATTCAGGGCGGATCATCCCAGGCGGCCAGTCAGGGTACTGCTGGAGCAGCAGGCAGACAGCTTAAGGATGCCATCACTGGCGTCATTAACGAACAGGCCAGCATGCCGGGCTCACCTCTGTGGCGATTAATCAAGGGAGTTTAACCATGGCAGTCGAAACCTTCAGCTGGTGCCCAAAGGTTGCCTCTCAGGTTGATACAAATTTTCGTACCCGAAAGGCACAGTTTGGCGATGGCTATGCGCAGGTGGCCGGGGACGGTATCAACCCGGTAACACCTCAATGGAGCGTGAGCTTTACCGGCGACGAGGCTTACATTCAGGCCATTAAAAACTTTCTCAACAGACACGCAGGGTGGAAGTCATTTATCTGGAAGCCGCCGCTTGAGCCCTCAGGCTTATGGCGCGCGGAATCCTTCCAGATATCTACCCACGGCAACAAAAAATACACCCTCAGCAGCACATTCATACAGGCATACCATCCATGAGTATTTCATCTGATGTCCAGAAACTGGAACCGGGTAAGCGCGTCCGCCTGATCGAGGTGGACGGCTCAGCGTTCGGTGCGGGTATTCTTCGCTTTCACAACGAGACAATCCCGCATACCGAGGCGGAAATCATCGCCGCAGGCGGCGACGAGTCAAAACTTGAGCCGAAGTCGGTGTGGTGGCAGGGGCAGGAGTATGGCGCGTGGCCGTATGAACTGACCGGCATATCTGTAAGCAGTGACGGCCAGAGTTCACGGCCGTCTCTCACCGTGGCAAACATCAGCGGTACGATTGGCGCGCTGTGCCGAAGGTTTCAGGGGATGGCTAAAGCAAAGGTGATCATCCATGACACCTTCGCCCACTACCTGGACGCAAGAAATTTTCCTGACGGGAACCCGACTGCGAATCCCAACGAGGAGCGCAAACAGGTTTATTACATCGACCGTAAATCAGGATCGGACGGTGAAACCGTAGAGTTTGAGCTTTCCAGTCCAGCCGATCTGCGCGGGCAACTTATTCCGACCCGGCAAATTCAGCCAATGTGCACGTGGTGCATGCGGGGCTGGTACAAAACCGGGAACGGCTGCACCTACGCCGGGCAAAACGGCTGGTTCGATAAAGACGGCAACCGTGTGGACGATCCTTCACAGGATGTTTGCTCCGGACTGCTGTCAACGGGCTGCAAACCTCGTTTCGGAGAGAATGAGCAGCTGGATTATGGCGGGTTCCCCGGGGCTTCACTTCTGAGAGGATAATCATGCGCGACAAAACAGTTAGCGCCATTCTGGCGCATGCCGCCGCATCCTTCCCCGAGGAGTGCTGTGGCGTGGTTATTCAGAAGGGGCGGGTGGAGAAATACATCCCCTGCAAAAATAATGCTGAGTCGCCGACTGAGCAATTTGAACTCAATCATGAGGATTATGCGGCCGCCGAAGAGCAGGGAACTGTGGTGGCGATCGTCCACAGTCACCCCGGCGACGGGGCAACAACCCAACCGAGCGAGCTCGACATGCTGATGTGTGATGCCACGGAACTGCCGTGGATTATTGCATCGTGGCCGGAGGGCGACATTCGCACCGTCATGCCTCGCGGAGACCGACCCCTCACAGGGCGCCAGTTTGTTCTCGGATATGCAGACTGCTGGTCTCTCATCATGGACTATTTCCGCATCGAACACGGCATTGAACTGCCCAACTACAGCGTAGATCGCCACTGGTGGGAGCAGGGTGAAAACCTCTATATGGACAACTGGCAGGAATGCGGTTTTCGTGAGTACGACGGTCCCGCTCAGCCAGGTGACATGGTTATCATGCAGGTTCAGTCCACCGTCCCGAACCATGCCGGGATTTTGCTTGATGGCAACATGCTACTGCATCACATGTATGGCCAGCTAAGCCAGCGTATTCCCTACGGTGGCTATTACCGTGACCGTACCATCAAAATTCTGCGTTATAAGGATTTGATGTAATGGAAAGAAAAACCGTTATCAAACTCAGCGGCTCAATGGCTCAGCGATTTGGCAGGACACATCGCCGCGCACTAACGTCGGCCAGCGAAGTGTTCAGGGCACTTTCTAACACCATTGACGGATTTGATGCCTACCTGCGAGAGACCAGAGCGAAAGGGCTGGACTTTGTCATCTTCCGAAACCAAATAAACATAGGCAAGGAAGAGTTTGATCTTCTTGGGCCTGGTGATGAGCTCCGTATTATCCCTGTCATACGCGGTAGTAAAAGGGCGGGGCTCTTTCAAATTGTTACTGCCGCCGCAATTGCGGCCTTTACCTGGTGGAACCCAATAGGATGGGCAGCAAGCACACAAATGGCACTATATGCCGCAGCTGGTTCTATGGCCGTTGGTGGTGTAGTGCAGATGCTCTCTCCTCAGGTTTCAGGTCTGCGAATGCGTCAGGAACCTGATAACAAACCCTCCTATGCGTTTGGTGGTCCCGTTAACACGACAGCATCTGGCAATCCCGTTCCCCTGCTTTATGGGCAACGGGAAATTGGCGGCGCCATTATATCCGCCGGGGTTTATGCAGAAGATCAGCAATAAACCAAACCACGTACTGCAAGCCACCTGACGGTGGCTTTTTTATGGACGCGATATGACGACGACAATCATCAAAGGCCGCGGTAAAGGTGGCAGCAATCAGACCCGAACACCCATTGAAGCACCGGACAGCATTCAGTCCATTGCAAGGGCAAAGGTGCTGATTGCGCTTGGAGAGGGTGAGTTCGCTGGCGGGCTTGATGGTAAAAACATTTTTCTTGGTGACTCATCTTCCTACACGCCTCTTCAGAACGCCGACGGAAGTTATAACTTCAATAATGTGAAATATGAGTTCCGTTCCGGTACTCAGGACCAGGACTACATTCAGGGCTTCCCCGGCATTGAAAACGAACTTCAGGTTTCATACGAGCTGAAACAGGCTGTGCCGTACGTGCGCGCGGTATCCAACACGCAGCTCTCTGCGCTGCGAATTCGCCTGGGATGGCCAACTCTTTTACTCCAGAAAAACAACGGTGATAAAGTCGGCACCCGCGTTGAGTATGCTATCGATCTGTCGGTCGATGGCGGGCCGTATGAAACGGTGGTTAACGGTGCTGTTGATGACAAAACCACGTCGCTTTATGAGCGCAGTCACCGCGTCAATCTTCCGAAAGCCTCGACTGGATGGCAGTTGCGGGTTCGCAGAATCACGCCGGATTCCACGAGCGTGAATATCGTCGACACCATGCGCGTTGTGGCCGTTACTGAAATTATTGACGCCAAACTTCGCTACGTTAACACAGCGCTGCTGTATGTTGAGTTTGACGCAAAGCAGTTCCCTAATGGCATTCCTCAGGTTGTGTGCAATCCGAAAGGGCGAATCATCCGTGTACCTGATACTTATGATCCCGAAACCCGCACTTATTCTGGTACATGGGAGGGCGTATTTAAATGGGCGTGGACGGATAACCCTGCCTGGATTTATTACGACATCATTCTGAACGAGCGCTTCGGGCTGGGTCAAAGAATCGATGCGACTCAGATAGACAAATGGGAACTTTATCGCATCGCCCAGTATTGCGATCAACTGGTACCAGACGGCAAGGGCGGCAGCGGGACGGAGCCTCGTTTTCGTTGCAACGTTTATATCCAGGACCGTAATGACGCCTGGACCGTACTTCGTGATCTGGCGGGTATATTTCGCGGCATGACGTACTGGGGCGACAATAAGATGTATGTCCTGGCCGATATGCCACGGGATGTGTGGCACATCTATAACCACGCCAGCGTTGTTGAAGGAAAATTTACCTTTGCGGATCCGAGTGAAACCACCCGAAACACTGCCGCGCTGGTGAACTGGTCAGACCCTGCCAACCACTATAAAGACACGCCTGAGCCTGTTTACGATAACGATCTGGCCATGCGCTTCGATTATCGTCAGCTCGAAATGACTGCGATCGGCTGCACCAGGCAGTCAGAGGCAAACCGGCGGGGGCGCTGGGCGCTGCTCACTAACGGTATCGGCGAGGTGGTGACCTTCAGCACGGGCATGGACGTTCCACCTGTCGGGGAGGTGATCGGCGTGGCTGCTAACGAGCTGGCCGGAAGAACTATCGGCGGCAGGGTGAGTGCGGTTAACGGCCGCAACATAACCCTCGATCGCGCCGCTGATGTGAAGGCCGGGAACCGGCTGTTTTTGAATCTTCCATCAGGCACAGCTCAGGCCAGAACCGTCCAGGCCGTTAACGGAAACACAGTCACTGTCACCACACCCTACAGCGAAACGCCGGAGGCTGAATGTAACTGGGGTGTGGACTCTGACGATCTGTTTATAGCGCTTTTCCGTGTTACGGGAACGCGGGACAACAACGACGGCACTTTCGAAGTCACCGGGACGACTTACAACCCTGACATCTATTCCGCCGTTGATACCGGCGCAAGACTGGACGAGCGGCCAGTCAGTGTCATTCCACCTGGGGTTCAGGCTCCACCAGGAAATATTGTCGTAGACAGTTACTCTACGGTTAACCAGAACATTGCGATTACCACTATGCGCGTTGCCTGGGATTCTGTTCAGGGTGCAGTTGCTTACGAGGCGGAATGGCGGCGTGACAGCGGCAACTGGGTAAGCGTGCCCCGAACGTCTTCTCTCGGTTTTGAAGTGCAGGGTATCTACTCGGGTCGCTATCTGGTCCGCGTCAGGGCGGTGAACGCCAGCGACGTTTCATCGGTGTGGGCGACATCATCAGAAGTGAATCTTACGGGTAAAGTGGGTAATCCGCCGAAACCTGTCGGCTTCATCGCTTCTGATAATGTGGTTTTCGGTATCGAGCTGAGCTGGGGATTCCCGGCGAACACCGACGACACGCTGAAGACCGAAATTCAGTACAGCCTGACCGGTACCGAAGACGATGCGATGTTGCTTGCCGATGTGCCTTACCCGCAGCGCAAATATCAGCAGATGGGCCTTAAAGCGGGGCAGATTTTCTGGTATCGCGCGCAGCTGGTGGACCGCAGCGGCAACGAATCAGGTTACACAGAATGGGTGCGCGGGCAGGCCAGCATTGATGTATCCGATATCACCGATGCGATCCTGGAGGAGATTAAAGATTCCGAGGTATTTAAGGATCTGATTGAAAGTGCTGTAGACAGTAACGAGAAACTGGCCGAGCTTTCTGATGCAATTAAGGAGAACGCCGATGGGCTGGCTGCCGCCGTAGGTTCGAATAAGCAGACAGCAGAAGCAATCATCGGCAACGCGCTGGCTATTGCCGATGTTATCGTGCGCCAGACAGCCCAACAGGGCGCTAACTCTGCGACATTCGAACAGCTCCGGGAGGTGATCGCTACTGAAACGGAGGCGCGCGTAACGGATGTTACCCGTCTTGAGGCAAAAACTTCGCAGAACGAGGCGGGAGTTACCGAGGTAAGGCAGGCTCTGTCAGATGAAGCTCAGGCAAGGGCTACTGCTGTTGACCAGCTCACTGCGAGTACTCAGGTCATTTCTGATAAAGCTGATTCGGCTTCGAGTAAAGCTGACGCTGCATCAGGTAAGGCAGATGCGGCCGAACAAGCCAGCTCGCAAAATACTGCTGATATCACCACGTTGCGACAGGTTGTCACCGACACGACTTCATCAATGGCATCCCGTCTGGAGGAACTGGGAGCAAGGACAGATACTGCCAGCGGCGGCATCCAGAATAACGCTATCGCGCTAATAACGAGTACGCTGGCGCAGGTTGATCAGCGGGTGAGACTCAGCGCGCAGTACGGTGACAGCAAGGCCAGCATCGATCGTATTGATAATGTTATGGCAAGCGACAGGGAGGCAACAGCGCGTTCGCTGCTGAGTTTGCAGACTGACGTGAACGGCAACAAGGCAGCAATCAACAGCCTGAACCAGACGTTTTCCAATTATCAGCAGGCCACGGCCACGCAGATAAACGGCATTACGGCGACCATCAACGGGCATACGTCAGCCATTACTACTAACGCTCAGGCCATCGCGAACGTTAACGGGGACCTGAAGGCGATGTACAGTATCAAGGTCGGGTTATCCAGCAATGGTCAGTATTACGCGGCAGGGATGGGGATCGGCGTGGAGAATACGCCGTCCGGCATGCAGTCGCAGGTTATCTTCCTGGCTGACCGCTTCGCCGTTACTCACCAGGCAGGAGCGACCGTTACGCTTCCGTTCGTTATCCAGAACGGGCAGACCATAATCCGGGACACGGTCATTGGAGACGGGACGATTGGAAACGCCAAGATCGGCAGCTATATCCAATCTTCAACCTGGGACGGCACCGGGAACGTTGGCTGGCACATCAACAAATCTGGCTACGCGACGTTTAACAACGTGACCGTTCGCGGCTCGATTTACGCCACAAACGGTAATTTTTCTTTCAATGGCTCCGGCAACACAACGGTGATTAATGGTAATGGCGTAACCATTAATATTCCGGGTGGCGGCCGCATCGTACTGGGGACGTGGACATAAAATGCCGACAGGACTACTGATAGAACTAAATGACGGCGGAAAGCGCATGGAGATAACTGCGGGCCTGCGATGCCCGTCGTTTGGGGCCAACTTTGACAGTGGCTACCAGAAAGCCAAGTACGCTGATGTTGCCGGTTATGTTTCCGGGGCGCAGGTGCTGTTTATCCCTCACGCGACGGCTTATCTTGATTCAGGGCTGCTTCATAAAATGAACTCGGTCACCATATCCGGTGGCCGCGTGACGCAGAACTCCACGATGAAGGATGTAAGCATCAGTGAGCGTGAAAGTACGTACACGTTCCCCGGTAGCCTCTGGCAGATATTTCCGTCAGGCCAGCGTAGTGGTGTGGGTCTTCTCATCAGCAACAGCACTGACTTCACCTCAATAACCAATGCCACGCAGTCAGGGCAGTGTATCTGGAAGGGGACCGTCAATGTCCCCACAGGCGGCTGGGCAGTTCCCACGATAGCGGGGTACGACAAGTCCAAATATATTGTCTTTGGGCGCTGCAATAGCGGCAACACCGTCGATTTCGATGGCAACACGGTCAGGTTCTTCAGCCCTCCATCCACCAACGATGATGCTCCAACGACCGGCACGATAGATATTGTCATCTTTGCCAGTGGCGTGGCGCCGCAGCCGGGCACCGGGCTCAACATCTTCAATGCAGCCGGGGCCTGCACGTTTTCGACGACAAAGCGGCCTTTCGTCTACCTCAACCAGCTATGGACACCTTCGAAAAATGCCGTGAGCATCGGCAGCGGCTATGTTCCGCTGGGCAGATTCGGGCTGATGGCTCACGAAGTAAATGGCATGTACGTGTATAGAATGTTCGGAATAAAAATACAGAACGGCAGTGCTTCAGTTCAGGGTGGGAAATATCTGGGGCGCGAGCGGTATGCAATTTTTGGTAATGACACGGTAACGCCACTGAACCTTCCCGTTCTACCCGATATGTACGTCTGAATAAACTGTCTTTTTAATCAACCTCGCTCCGGCGGGGTTTTTTATTGCCTGGAGAAAACATGATTTATAGTACTGGCACTATCGCCATCAGCGGAAACACCCTTACAGGTACCGGCACAAACTTCACTGCTGCTGGATCTCTTATTCGTAACGGATGTACCGTTATTGCAATGACCAGCCCTGTGCAGGTATTTCAGATTACCACCATTGGCAGCGCAACAAGTCTCACCGTAACGCCAGCAGCTAACCCAACTGTTCCCGCTGGAACCCGGTTTGCCATTCTTCTGAGTGACAGTCTGAGCGTGGATGGTCTGGCGCAGGATATCGCTGAAACCTTCACGATGTACCAGCGCTACATGAGCGGGTTCGCTGATGTAATGAACGGGACATCTGATGTCACCATCACTATCAACGGCAATGTCGTTACCGTGCCGGGTCAAAAATCTCTGGCGAAGAAAGGGGATAACAGCGACATTACCAGCCTTTCTGGGCTGAAAACAGCTCTCAGCATTGAGCAGGGAGGGACCGGGGCAAAGAATGCTGCTGACGCTCGCACATACCTCGGTTTAGGAGACAGCGCCACGAAAGACGTTCAGAGTAACGTTACGGATAATACTTCTGGCAGAGTATTGCTATATGGTGGATTCGGCTCCGGAGGAGACGCACCGCGTGTTCCAATTATTCGATCGCAATTCGATTCAGGAATTTATTCTTACTGGGGCGATAATACTGATGTGCTTTATGCGAACCGTTTCGGAGTGGTTTTTAACGGTGTATACGCCGCTTCAAATTACAAAAGAACTTTTCAGATTTTCATTGATAGCACGCTTGGAGTTAACGCCAGACACTTCAACCAGAGCACTGGTAACGAATCATCTGTCGTTTTTTACACTACGGGTAATACAACAAAGGCCAGCGACGGAACGCTCAAGGTTGCATCGCCTGTTGCCCGTATTGTGAAAAGTCAGGAGGAATGCCAGCGCACTGATATAGATGAACCAGGCTTTGTCTGGTGCGGATGCGGTACGGCGAACGCCGAGGCGGAGGGAATAACCCTTTCCCGCCTCGATGTTGGGCTTTACGTGCTCACCGGTTCGGCAGGCCTGGCGTCAGAGGGATGGCAGTTACTGCCGCCAATGGACCCAGGCGGCATGGGAGAGCTTGGGATTGTTGAAGCTGAGCAGACAGAAAGCGGTGGGCTGACGATTCGGCTTTTTAAGCGGAAATACATACTCAGCGAAGAAGGCGAAATTGTTAAAACAAAAGGGGCTCCTATGGATGTTCCGGCCAACAGCTGGATCGACGTTCGACTCGACATGCCTGATGATAGCATCTGGAAAACAAGAGCTTCCGAAGCTTCTCTTGAACTGACAGAGCAGCCTGAGGACATTCAGCCTTAAAAATTAATAGGCGAACCCAAATTGATCTGCATTCCATTTGAAACTACTGTATATAAACACAGTAATAAAGGGAGTGCAGATTATGCCCCGAAATTCAGATATTCAGGCCGCCTTTATTGCGGCCATAGAGCTTAACCCAAAGGGCTACCGCTACCTGAGAACAGACAGCTTTATAGAAAAGTTGCGTGGTTTTAACTGGCACTTCACCCGAGCCGACGCCAATGCATGGATAGAGCGCAATCAGCCAGGCTTCGCTGACAAGACGACAGACGGTAGCGATAACCGGTACTGGATCCTGAGAAACATGGGGAGGGTCCTCTGATGGGATTTGCATCACCTGCTACCGATTACGTCGAACGCCAACTTTCTCCATCCGTTCTGTGCAACATAGGGGCCGAAAGCAGGGTGCTTGAAACAGATGTTGGGTTTGCAGTCATTGAGCCAGCCACGAAAAAAAGGCCAGGAGATGTATTGTTAATTTTGTGCGACGGCCACACGCAGTTTGCAAAACTGATGGGTAAGTCATTGATCACTGATGATGGCGAGGCAATAGAAGGAACCGCTCTGGAAGAGGTGGAAGTGTTGGGCAGAGTGACGTTCTTCATCAATCGTGCATTAGATGATGATTGCCCTGCAATATAGATAAAGTTCCCCATGCTTCACTGACGAATAACCAGCCATAAGCGGCTGGTTTTTTGTGTGGTTTGGTCGGAACGAGAGAATTTTAACCTCCATCCCATGATGGCATCCTAAAGCTCAAAGGAAGTTTTGCATAATCACTTCTTCAAAATCGCATTCCCCAAAATAAAATTTAAGTGAATGAAAAACATGGAGAAAAATGAGGATGAAAATGCAATAAAATCAGCCAGAAAAACAAAGTTAACTGGCTGATTAATAACATTTAATTGGAGGTTGTCGAACTCTGCTTCTGGAACAGTTCCCGGAAGACCGGGTAGATGTCATCCTGGTCACGAATGTGCTGCATCGCAAAGTTATCGAACATCGCTTGCAGATGCTCATACTCACGCCACAGCGTCTGGTGGGCGCGACGGGTAATTTCAATGTAGCTGTAGTAACGCACCACCGGCAGGATCTTCTTCGCCAGAATTTCATGACACAGCGGCGAGTCATCCGCCCAGTTATCGCCATCCGATGCCTGCGCGGCGTAGATATTCCACTGCGCCGGATCGTAGCGCTCCTTCACCACCTCGTCCATCAGCTTCAGGGCGCTCGACACGATGGTGCCGCCGGTCTCCTGCGAGTAGAAGAACTCATGTTCATCCACCTCTTTCGCCTGAGTGTGATGGCGGATGTAGACCACCTCCACGTTCTTATACGTTCTGCTCAGGAACAGATAGAGCAGAATATAAAAACGCTTAGCCATATCCTTGGTGGCCTGATCCATTGAACCTGATACGTCCATCAGGCAGAACATCACCGCCTGACTGGAAGGCTCCGGCCGTTTTTCGTAGTTCTTGTAGCGCAGGTCGAACGTGTCGATAAACGGCACCCGGTCGATCTTCGCCCGCAGTTCGGCGATCTCTTTTCGCAGGCGCTCCTCTTCCAGCAGTTGTGCCGGCTCCGTGTTTTCCACCACTTTCAGGCTGGTTTCCAGCTCGCGCAGTTCGCGCCGTTTGCCTGCCGTCATCGCCGTGCGTCGCGCCAGCGAGTTTTGCAGTGAACGCACCACGCTGATGTTGGCGGGTACCCCGTTTGCGGTATAACCCGCGCGATGGGTTTTGTATTCGTTGAGCTGACGGTGCTGATTCTTTCTCAGATTCGGCAGGGCCAGATCCTCAAACAGCAGGTCGAGATATTCGTCTTTTGAAATCTGAAAGACGAACTCGTCCTGGCCTTCACCGTCCTGGCTGGCCTGTCCCTGACCGCTGCCAGAACCGCCGCCTCCGCCTTGTGGCCGCTCGATTCTGTCATTCTGGACGAAGTGGTCATTACCTGGGTGCACGCGATGGCGAAGGCCGCCACGCCCCTGATGAAACATCGGTTCGCTGATGTCATCGTTAGGGATGGAGACGGATTCGCCGCTGTCGACGTCGGTCACCGAGCGTTTGTTGATGGCCTCGGAGATCGACTGTTTAATTTGCGCTTTATAACGGCGCAAGAAGCGCTGGCGATTCACCGTGCTCTTGTTTTTGCCGTTAAGACGCCGGTCAATAAACCAGGTCAT